AGGCGTTACCTTAGGCGTTACCTTAGGCGTTACCTTAGGTTTTACCTTAAACGTCCGGTTTACTTTATTACAACGCCCAGTTTTTGGATTTACTTCTTTTCCTTTAGGACATTTTGTTACCTTAGGTTTTACCTTAAACGTCCGTTTTACTTTATTACAACGCCCAGTGTTTGGATTTACTTCTTTTCCCTTAGGACATTTTTTACTATCCATTAATATAAATAAATATTTTAATAATAGTTTAGTTTGTTAAAATTTTATTTAGTTTGTTAAAATTTTATTTAGTTTTTCCAATACATTTTTTTTTTCTATATTATATGTTCTTATAGTATCAATACATTCTTTAAAACTATGCCATTTAATATTACTTATTTCTGATACTTGGTTGAAATTATATTTATCTATTGTAAAATTATTATTAATAGTATCTTTAGCCATAGCTACATAATAAATATGCTTATATCTAATATTATTACTTCCGGAAAAAAGTTCTTCTAAAGGTTCAATTTGATAAATTATAGTATATTCATCGTGACTAATACCACTTTCTTCTTCAAATTCTCTTATAGCACAATCTCTATTATTTTCTTTTAAATTACGTCGTCCTTTTGGGAACCCCCATTCAGGTTCATACCATAACAATTTATTATGAGTGTTTAATGTATCTAACGATATTAAACTATTATTGTTATAAATACCGTCTTTTAAATTATTAAATTTATGTTTAGATGAATCATATTCATTATGATATTGTTTGTTATCTTGCTTCATCCATAATTTATTCCACAAATAATCGAAATCATATTTTATTATCAATTGTCTTTCCGTATATGTCATAATTTTAAATAATTTATTTATATATTCTATATTTTCTAAATTATATTTACCTCTCATAAATTCTACAAAACCTAGTGTATCTTTACGTCTTACAAGTAAATATTTAATTATGTCTGATTCTTTTTTAAATATTATAATACCAGTGCTTATAATAGGTGCTAAACATTTTCGGTAAACATGTCCATATTTTCCACAATTACCACAATATAAATTGTTTTTATTCATTAATCTATTATAATTGATTAATTTTGTTTTAAGTATTTTCTAATATTTATTTCGTTGTATATAATATATGGATCCTACAGTTTGGGGGCCTAAGTTATGGTTTTTTATTCATACAATAGCATTAAATTTTCCCGATAACCCAACTTTTGAAGATATTAAGAACTATGAAATGTTTTTTGAAAATTTAAAATATATAATACCTTGCGAAGCGTGTCGATTACATTACACGCAGCGGATCGGGGCTAATCCGGTATCAAAATATTTAACGGACGCAAATACTATATTTATTTATACCATAGATTTACACAATGAAGTTAATAAATCATTAGGTAAAAAAATATATAGTTACGAAGAAGTTGCTAAAATATATAAAAATCACTTTAATAAACCATATAGTTTTAAAAATATTAAAAATAAAATATTTAATACACGAAATTTTATAATTCTGTTAGTTATTATAATAATAGGTGTCCTAATAAAATTATATAGAAATAAATATACATTTAGAATAATAAAATCTTAAACTTTTTTGATCACTTTTGTTAAAAGTTTATCTTATTAATTTATTAATGATTGATATATATATTATAGTATGTATTGTAGTTTTATTTATAGCTTATCAATGTAATTTAATGGAATTAAATTACATTTCATTGTCTAGTATACAATCTATTAATTGGATTAATTTAATTAAAAAACTGTGGTTTATATTACCTATTTTAACAATGTATTTAGAAAAAGATAGTATAACGAAATTATTTTATAAGTCTAATACGTCACAAAAATCAAATAATTCTAATAATTATAATAATTCTAATAATAATAATTCTAATAAATTCCTAAGAAGTAATCTTAATGAAACAAAAAAAAAAGTTGTAGCTTCGTCTCAGCAATGGGTTTGTAGGTATTGTAAACAACTATTAGATGCGAGTTATGAGATTGACCATATTATACCACTGTATAAAGGTGGTAATAATGATTTAAATAATTTACAGGCATTGTGTAGAAATTGTCATGGACAAAAAACAATCAATGATAAATTAAATGTTTAATATATTTAATGAATAAAAAAATAATAATAGGTGCTATTATATTAGTTATACTTATTGTAATTGGTGTAGCTATTACCATATATGTTTTATATAAGAAAAAATTAGCGTCTTATACACATGTTGAACGACAAGATTCTAATGGAATTTTTAAAATATTAGATGATAATATCACACCCCCGAAGGATGGTATTAATTATAGTATGACTTTTTTTATGTATTTAAATGATTATAGTGAAAATTTCAAGTATTGGAAACATGTGTTGCACAAAGGAACCGAAATGCGAAATACCGATGTTTTAAATTATACAGATTGGAATGAATTAGTTCAAGATATACCAAGTCAAAGTCCTGGTCTATGGTTTAATCCTAAAAATACTATGCTAAGAATAAGTTTTACTACTCGTATAGATAAAGATTTTTGTAAATTAAATACTGCCGCTACTTGTTCTGATAAAAAATATTGCGAATGGACAGGTAGTAGATGTATAAGCAATGACGCACATGGTTTAAATATGGGAAATGAACCTAATATTGGGTCTCTCGAGCGAATAAATGTTGAGTTTGTAGATATAGAAATACCTTATAAAAAAATGACTCATATAGGATTTGTATTAGAGAATCAGGTTTTAAATATATATTATAATGGTAAGCTAAGAAAAGTCCATAAATTTATGGGTGTCCCTATTTTTAATAATAATCATTTACATTTCAATATACCTAACACATTTAATGGATCCATATTTAATTTTAATTATATTCCACTTACCATAGATAGATATACAGTAGAAATATATAGCAAAGATATCCCGAATGTGAATCTTATACCAAAATCAAGAAGGATAACTAATTATGTTAAGAGGTTAAAATTTAATAAAGCACTACAAAGTATTTTTATATAATTATATTATTTTATATAATTATATTAAATGAATACAAAAAATAAAATAAGTATAGTTTGTATTATTATAGTAATAGCTATTTGTTGTTATTTTTATTTTAAAGATTATGGACACAACAATCTATTTAAAACACCGACACTTTTTTATGGAGATAAAGTAGTGTATGTTGGATCTGAGAATCTTAAATCGTCTGAAGAAGGGGTCCAATATTCATTATCTGTGTGGATTAGACCTAATAATTTATATTTAAATACTGATTGGGGGGGTGATGCTAATATACCTAAAACAATTTTAAATAATAATGGAAGTCCAAATATAGTTTATTTAGTTAAAGAGAATACTGTAAATATTCAAATGGCCTATTATGGGATTGATAATACAATTGATTTATATAATATTGAAATGCCGAATTTTGAATCGCAAAAATGGACGAATTTAATTATAACAGTCGATAATAAATTGGTTAATGTATATAAAAATGGTATAATATACACATCTAAGGAACTCTTTAATCCAAATGTAAAAAATTATAAATTAATGAATATTGGTGAAAAATATAATAATTTTAATGGATATATTGGGCGTATAGATTATTATAACTACGTTTTATCGTCGGATAAAACTAATAATATTTATGAGAAATATAAATCATATCATCCATCCCAATTAATGTCGTATGAACAATATGAATTTTTAAAAAAAGATGCAGAAGACACTAAAATTAATACAGATAAATTTAAAAACTTTTTTGTTTAAATTAATAATTTTCAAATAATTATTATCTGTATTAATTACAAATGTCTAATAGAAATAATATAACTTCAAGATTAAATAAAGTTAATAAACATTTATTAACATTAAATGGTAATAATGGTAATGGCGGATTAAATTTAAAAGGATTAAAATTACAAGGATTAAAAAGCAAATTATCTCTATCGAATGGACCCGTCGCATCCAATAAATTATTTATAATAATTGGCGTTATTTTATTATTAATTGTATTGGGTGTGGGTGGGTATTTTCTTTACAGCTATTTTAAAAATAAAAAGGTATTTACTAAATCAAAATTACTGATACCCTATATACATGATGCACAAATTGATAAATTATTTTCTAATAGTAGTATCCCACGTTCAGTATCAGGTAATGAATATAATATAAATATGTGGCTATACGTAAATGATTATAAATATAGACATGACAGCGATAAATGTATCGTGTTTAAATCTGATTCTATAAGTAATACCGATACATTAGATGGAATTGATACCTATTCACAAACAACGACTGGAAATCCAAGTATTTGGTTGAAAAAAGACGAAAATACACTAGTTGTTGTCACTGGTTTAGATACGTTAATTGGTGGTGATATTAATAGTTGTGGAGACGATGATAGTAACTGTCCATCTAAAGATACATCTAGTGAAACCTATGTTGATAAATGCGAAATTAAAAACTTTCCATTACAACGATGGGTGAATGTTAATGTATCTTTAAGAAATAATGTCCTTGATATATTTATGGACGGCACTCTTAAAAAAAGTTGTATTCTTAAAGGTTCGCCCACAGCCAATGCTGGTGATTTACATGTATTAAAAACTGGGACTGATAATATGACAGGATTTAATGGGTATTTATCAAAATTAGAGTATACGAACAAAGCATTAAGCACAGACCAAATAATGAAACGATACAAAAAGGGACCAACAGTTAAAGTAAGTAACGGATTTTTAAATTTATTTAAATAATTTATAAAATTAAATAAATTATAAAATTAAATATATTTATCTATAGTATATGAATAATAAATCAAATGTAAATAATAAATCAACTATAATAAAAATTGTTATTATTATAGCTATTTTAGTATGTGTTACTTTAGGAATGTATGGTATTAATAGATTCGTACAATATTTATTATATAGTAAAAATAATCGTCCATGGATTTTAAAAGGCACTGTAAATGGGAAAAATAGTCAAATTATAACACAAGACCCTAAAAATGAAAATTCTATAACACTATACAGATCAGATAATCAAGAAGGAGGGGCTGTATTTTCTTATAGTTTTTGGTTTGTTATAGAAAATATGGACTATAATTTTGGAAAGATGAAACATATGTTTCATAAAGGTAATCGAACTGGTAATCCTAATAGGTCGCCAGGTGTGTGGATACATAAAGACAAAAATGCAATACGAGTGTATATGAACACGTTTAATGAAATGTATGAATATGTAGATATTGATAATATCCCTATAAAACGATGGGTCCATTGTGTTATAGTATTAAATGGGAAGTTCTTAGATGTGTATATAAATGGTTATTTAAGAAAACGAACCGAATTATCTAGTATGGCAAAGCAAAACTTCGGGGATTTATATTTGAACATGAATGGTGGATTTGATGGCTATTTATCAAAAATGAGATATTTTAGAAAAGCATTAGATTATCATGAAATAGAAACGATAACAAAAGAAGGCCCATCTAATTTAGCGTGTGTAGATTCTAGTCAATTACCACCATATTTAGATGACGACTGGTGGTTCGATTTTTAATTTATTATTAATATGGTGGATATCTTTAGAAAGCAGCTGAATATTTTCCTGTGTATTTTCTTCTAATATATTTAAATTAGATGTAATTATATCAAGTTTTTTTTTTAGAATGTCTATTTTTTCATTTAATTCGATAAAATCTAAATTATTGTAAAGATTGACACTCGAATACGGGTCACCGTTTACATTTAAGGGTTCGAATAAAGTTCTGTTATAAATTATATTTTTTTTAGATTTACAACTATCAAATACATTTCCCATTATATTTAGTAATATTAAAATATAATATTTTATCTTTAATTATAATTTATGGATTAATTTAATAGAATATTTAATATTTTCGTTAAATAAATTAACTAGGTCAGACAATATTAAATAAAATTCCTTTATATTTTTTTTACCTTCTAATAATAGACGCTCTTTCTCTAATATTTTAAATACATCCCTTACTTTGGTTGTACATTTTATAGAATAGTCGTCTAAAAATATAAAAATACTATCTTGTAATTTAGAATATGTATCTAATATATGTATAATATCGGTCCTAGTTTTTATTAATTTTATTTTTTTTTTTATACTATTATCTTTATATTTTAAAAACACACTAAAAAAATTGTCATTTCGAATTGTTTCCCATTGTGCTTTTTCCGTTTCATGATTAATACTTTTAAATCCATGTTTATTATACCAACTTTGACCTTCAATTAATATTTTATATATAGATAAATTTATATTACATTCACTTTTATATGGATTTATAATTGTAGAACCGTCAACTAACTCAAGTTGTTTCATGTTAAGTTCACTACCTATTTTTATTAAATTTTTAACTATTGTATTTCCTAAACCCTTAGAACTATTAGATATATTATTTGTATCATTAAAAACACATCGTGTTATTTCGCCAATATCCATCATTTTATTATTAATAAATAATTGAATACACGGTTCACTTGTATCATGTAACGTTGCTATTGATATATATATTGGGGCTTCATGTTTATATTCAGTATACCATACTTTGTATTTACTAGGTGGGAATCTTTTCTTAAAAATAGATAATATAGTTGATTTTGTATTTATAGTATTAGTTGTATTTTTTTTACTCATTATATTTATATTATACTTTAAAAAAATAAACAACGATAAAATTGATTTTTAATTTTAATCTATTACAATACAATAACAATGCCTAATATTATTAACATTTACGACATAGTTTCACCTCCTATGGTAGAACCAAAAAAACCGAGTGAAGACAAAACTAATAAGTGTGGTGACGAAGTAAAGAAAATGAAGAAGGTCGAATCGGATAATGGGAATTGATGATCCGGTCTGGATGGAGGTGGATGCTATTATTTACGATATTCAAGAATGACGTTTATTTTGTATTTATAGATTTAACATTTTAACATTTTAACATTTTAACATGGCACTGCTATTCTATATATTAAATAGAATGGTGAACAACAGCATGCTAAAAGGAAAGATTCTAATTTAAATCCTTTATTACATTTAAACGATAAGTAAATAGCAATACAAAATATTATCCAATTTATAATACTAATTACAATTTTAGTTATACTAAATGATGACGAACCTTTAAAATTTTCTGTATTTTTAGTCATTTTAAGTACTAATCCTTGAATTGCTGCTGAAACTGTCATTGTATATAATTATAATATATTTTATTTTATATTTATTAATGAATCCATTAATAAATAAAAAAAATATATTAATTTTAGTTTATTTGTATTTATTAATTGGAATTTTAATAATATGTTTAGGTTATAAACTAAATAAAATTTATATATTTTTAATATTGTTTATATGTTTTAAATGGCTATTTAATTATAGGAAATGTTCATTCAGTAGAATTGAATGTATAATACGAAGAGTAAAAAAAGAAAAGGGATATTTATATAATTTTTTAGAAATAATAACAGATTTAAGGTATACTAATCATATAATAAATTTTATAAAAATGGTTTTAATAATATTATTTTTTCATTTTATAATCTATAAAAATACAATCTATATAAAAATCTAATAAATCTAATAGTATTAATATTTAAAAGAAAATATATTAATATTATTAATTATGACTGTAGGAGCATTATATCAAATAAAAAATTTAAATACGAATTCAGCCAATAATTTTTTAGATTTTAATCCCCAAATATCGTTTTATAAAATAGTGTATAGAAAACATAGTAGATTTGCTATGGAAAATATCTCATTTAATAATTTATCACGTTCAACATTAGAGTATGATGAAAATGTCACTATAAAATGCGATGTTCCTAGGAATGGCGATTTATTACGGTCATTATATTTTACATTTGAGATACCAGATATTTATTCGGGGAAAAAAACCACGAATGGTCATTCTTCTAATTATGAATTTCAATGGATTAAAAACATAGGTACAACTATTTTTAATTCGATGACATTAAAAATAAATGACCAAGAAATAGATAAGCTTTATACCGATTATATTAATATTTTGAAAGAGCTTACATTATCACACGACGAAACCGCCATATTTAATGAAAATATAGGTCATGTAACCGAATTATATGACCCTAAAAATGCAGCTGGTAACAATGGAACTTACCCACATTCGACTGATCAGGCATCGGCAACACTTCAAGCCGATAAATTTAATTCTAAAAATATAGAATTAAATGGACCCAATTGGAGATTAAATCAAACGAATATTCACGAAAGCACTACTGGTAATTATGATTCGCATATTTTTCCATCAATATTAGGACGTAAAATAAAAGTTCCACTACCATTTTATTTTTGTTCTAATAGCGGATTGTCTTTACCGCTTATAGCATTACAGTATAGTGTATTAAGTTTGGAATTTAATATGAAGAAATTTCAGGATTTATATACTATAATAGATACATTGTATACAGAATCATCTAATTCATACAATAAACGAATAAAACCAGGTTCTTCTGGTCATCATTCAATGGATAATTTCACAAATGATTTTAGTAGTTATAATATTAAGCCAAATGTTGAAGGTGAGTATATATTTTTAGGAGAAGAGGAGCGAAAGAGGTTCGCTGTATTTGACCATGAATATTTAATAGAACAATCGAGAATTTCAAATAAAGATGGAATTGAACTTAAAACTACTAGTGAAGAAACCAATTCTAAAATTTATTCGGCATTTAATCCGGTTAAGTATTTAGCATGGGTTGTCAAGCGAGATGATTTTAAACATATTAATCAATGGTCTAACTATACAAATTGGATTAATCCTGATATTCCACCGTACAGTAATCAAAATGTATCCAATGATAAATACTATAATTTAACAGCTTCTAAAAATGTATTTTATAATTCGGAAGATAGTAATCATAAGGCTTTTTTTAATCCAATTGAATTGCGTAAAAATATATTAACGAATGTAAAAATAGAGTTTGATGGTAATGTAAGAATCGATAAAGACGCCGAATATTTTTCTAAACAACAAGTTTATCAACATTTTAAAAAAAAAACTACCGATGGCATATATGTATATTCGTTTTCATTAAATCCCCTAGATTATCAACCATCGGGTTCATGCAATTTTTCAGATATTTATAATCCACGTATTTACTTTAAGAAAAATGTTAATAATGGTAGTTTTTCAGAATATAATTATAGAGCATATGTTTATATTGTTAGTTATAATATATTAGTAATTAAAAATGGCACTGGAAATTTAAAATTTGTTAATTAATATATGAGTATAGTTAAACTGTGTAGAAATAAAACACATAGAAATAAAACACGTAGAATGGTTAAAATTATAAAAAAAAACAAAAAATCTAAAAGAAAAACACATAAATTTCGTCTTTATACCAAAAATATGTTTGTTAAGTTTATTTAATTCAACTAATTATGTTTATATTACAACAAAAGTAATTATATAGAATATTCTTTAGAATAGATACGGGGGCTTTACTTTTAGATTTTATCAAGTTTAAATCATACAAAATTTGCAGGGTTTGATATTTATTTAATTTTTTTAAATAGTTATGAATTTTAACAAACTGTTCATAGTCAGAATAATAGTTTAATACATTTATAAATTTATCGATTTCGGTTTGTGTAAATATTTTCATAGCAATCTTTTTTGAACTATTATAATAATTTAATACATTATTATGTTTATAATTATATAGTTTTTTTGATTTATAGTTTCCAACTACATTTTTCTTAAGGGTTTTTTTTTCTAAAATAATTTTTTCGTCGTGTTTAAAATAATTGTTATTAATACACGTTTTTTTAGGTTGATATACTTCAACTTCCGGATATGGTGGTGGTTGTCTTATAGTATCTATTTGTTCTAATTCTTTAATTGGATCAACTATCTCAACTATAGGAGGTGGAGTTCTGACACTAGTTTTGTAGAACTTTGATTTATTTATTTTAGTTTTTTTAATAATGTCTTGGACCTTTTTAGAAGAAGATAGTATATCTTTATAGAGTTTATTTTTATTTTCATGTTTAAGTTTAATAATTTTTATTGTGTTGTCCATTTAATAGAGTTTTTTATTTTATTTAAATAAATTTTACTTATTATTGTAAATAAATTTTACTTATTATTGTAAATAAATTTTACTTATTATTGAAATAAATTTTATTTGTTAATATTATATGTCAACTACTAAAGTAAATAATGTTCCATCGAATTCTGGTAAAAGAGCTAATGTTGTTGAATCGGAATTACCTGATTATGAATCTGTATATAAAGTAGATTTTAATTTTGATGCTGATATAAGTAATATGAATCCGGATGTTCTATCTGAATATATTAATAGAGTACTAGGAAATCATCCATATTATATTGATGTATCTAATATTATAGATATAGTTGTTAATGAAGAAACGAATAAGGTGACAATTATAGTAAGCAGTAAGGAGGTTGGTGAACGATTACAAGAAATCGATGAAAATACTATTGCTATTAATCAAGTAATAGAAGATGATGTCAATTCTAATATTTATAATTATAATAATACTAGCAATGAAGATTTAGAAGTAATTAATAAGATGTATCCTGAAAATCAAAAATATATTTTAGATTACGAAAATTCAGACGGAAAATCAAAATTATACGAATATGATTTTGGTGGATTTAATAAAGCTGAATCTTTATATTATGATAAACATGTGGTATTAAACGAAAATAAAAAAAGACACTTCTTAAGGAATACTAATGATAATCCATATTATTATGATGAATATATGAATAGTGAAATTAATTATGTTGATAATGGTTCTAAGTTAAATCCAAATAATCCTGAAAATGTTAAACATTTAGTAGAAGAAACCACCGATCTTATTAATATGAGTGTTAATAATTTAAATACTATTAATAATGGTTTAACTTCTATGACCGGGAATTCAAATGACACAAATGGTTTAACTTCTATGACCGGGAATTCAAATGGTTTAACTAATTCAAATGATACAGATGAAGACGCCTTAATAGATGAAGGTATAGCAAAAATTAATGAGTTAGAATTGGAACTTAATAAATTAGAAAATAATGTGAATAACGTGAATAAAGTGAATAAAGTGAATAACGTGAATAAAGCGAATAATGTGAATAATGTGAATAATGTGAATAATGTGAATAATGTGAATAATGTGAATAATACACCTAAATATTTAAATTATTTCATTATTTTTCTTATACTTATATGTGTATTAGCCATATTATTTATTGTATTTAACTATATATTTAGAAATACAACAACTAATTCTAATAATTATAATAATTCAAATAATTAAATTTAGTAAATTTATATTATATATTAATATTAATGAATAAAATATTAATTTTAATAGTACTTCTTCTAGCATTATATTTGTTATTTGATAGTAGAGAATATTTTCTAGTCACAAGTGCTAGTGGAACAGTTGCTAGTGGAACAATGGTGGATAGTATAACAGATATAACATCAAAATTATCCCAATGGACTACATTAGCTGATAATATAAAAATTAATATATCAGCGGAGATTTTGGCGTTCTTAATACTTGTATTTAGTATAAATGTAACATTGAAGATGATACAAACCATAATATCACCCGAATTATTAGAACAAAACTATTTTGTAAATGACATTGATATTAATTTAACTAAACTAGTTAATGATATAAAAACTAATATTGAAAATAAAAGAAATAGAGACCTATTGATAATAGATTTTAAGTATATTATACAAAACATAGAGAATAGCGAAATATATAAAGTAGTTAGTGACGAAACATTTGATGGCACAATATATAATGACGAAATAATTAAAGTGTTCAAAGAAGTAAACGGAGCAGCAGCAGCTGAATTAAATAAAATAATATCGAAAAAATCGTGCATAGATACAGATAAAAATTGTAGTATTGGATATACTCCTTATAGTGAATTAGAATTGTATGATATTAATCCTAATACAAAACAAAAATTTACTGAGATTGAACGAGAAAATTTAAAGACTCGATTTGATGCTAAATGTAAAAGTAGTAATGGTAAAGACCAAATATGTTGCGACCAATATGATAATAGATTAGAAAATGTGCGGAAATATATACCATCCGACGTTTTAGATAAATTTCATAAAGTCGATGTTAAAAAATGTAATAATAAAATTTCACATATTAAAGCATGCTCTAAGGACACCGAATGTGGTGAAGGTAATTGGCGAACCCCATCGGTATATGAAATATGTAAATTACGAAATTTAGACGACACTTATAAACCTGACCCTGGAACGGACATAGATATTGATAAATTGGCACCCGATTGCGTTACTACACAATGTAATAATAATGAAGTTCATTTGCGTATCGATAAACAGTATAATAATGATGCTAAAATTACAGAGCATTATTATTTAATAGATGCTATTAAATCTGATACTGTTGATTATTTATTAGAATATTTTACTACTAAATATAATACAAGTGTTAATGATAAATTATTATTTGGATATAGTGGTAACACAGTATTTCATCATGCTATTTATTATAATTCATTTAAATGTATAGAATACTTATTAACTACAAATTTTGATTATTCAAGTGTAAATCGCGACGATAATAGCATATTACATCTTGCGTGTTTGCGAGGAAATTATGAAGCTGTATTCAAATTATTAAAACATGGTGTTAGTGTTGAATGTAAAAATATACACGGAGATACGTCATTGCATAGCGCGGTTCGTTCGGGGTCATATAATTGTGTTAAAATGTTATTAGAAAATAATGCGGGAGCATGCGTTATCGAAAAAAATAAATATGGCGAAACGCCGTTACATACCGCAGTTATGCCGGTTTCAGCTAACACCGAATTAGATAATGGAGATGACGATGACGAATCAGTTGAATTGAAAGATAGAATGAATTTTAATATTGTTAAATTATTAGTTGAATATGGTTCAGATATACATAACCAAAATAATAAAGATCAGATAATTATTCAATCATTACTTAAAAAAAATAAATCTATAGTAAGAGAAGAAATACGGACTTATTTACAACGACAATATTATCAAAAATATAATAATACCGAATATGAAAAATTGTTAGAAAAATATGAAGAAATTAGACCATTTGAATTAGATACAACTATAGATGATAATTTAAAAGATAATTATGACGAATATGATAAAAATACTATTGAATATAAAAATTTAGTAACTTATACAGATGATACCGAGATTGATTATAATTTATACACTAAAAAAAGAACCAGAGCATTAAAAGATAAAATACCGGTTATTGAAGGATTTTACGGTTCAAGTAATGTATCTAAAAAGACTGTAACTAATAAAAATAGTGGAAAAATGTCTAATAATAATATTATAGCATTGGTATTAATATCAATTTTATTAATAGTTATTTTATTTAATAAATATTAAGATAAAGATTTAAAGTTATTTTTTTATATTATAAAATTGAATTAATTTTATTTTTATTTTTATAATTAAATTATGGAAAAATTTAATTATGATTTAGATACATGGAAAGTGATTGAATCATACATAACCGAAAATAATTTTAAAAATTTAATTAGACATCATATAGATTCATTTAATGAATTTACTGATATAAAGATAGAGCAAATTGTTAAACAATCAAATCCATTATTAATTTTTAATGATTATGACGAAGAAACAAATTCATATAAGTATGAAATAAATATTAATTTTGGCAATATATATTTTAATAAACCTATCATTTATGAGAATAATGGTAGCACCAAAATAATGTTTCCAAATGATGCTAGGTTAAGAAATTTATCATATTCGTCACAACTATTGATTGATTTAAGTATTGATATTTATTCAACTAAAAATAGTGAAAAGGTTCTTTTAAATAACAAGGAATTAAAAAAGGTAAATATTGGTAAGATACCAATTATGGTAGGTTCTAAATATTGTACATCAGAAATAGATAATAGTGGTGAATGTAAATTAGATTTAGGTGGGTATTTCATTGTTAATGGCAATGAAAAGGTTATTGTGGGGCAAGAAAAAATCGCAGAACAAATTGTGTATGTGTTTAAATCAAGTAAGAGTAATTCAAAATATAGTCATATTGCCGAAGTAAAATCGGTTTCAAAGGTCGGATTTAATACACCTAAAAATTGTAGTATAAAATTTTCGAATAAAGATATTTTGAAAGGAAAAACATTAAAGGTTGGTATACCTCATTGTAGGGTTGATATTCCATTATTTATAATATTTAGGGCATTTGGTGTAGAGTCAGATAAAGAAATTATTAAATATATATTGTATGATATTGAAAACAATAATGATAAGTTAGATTTATTACAATGCACAATTGAAGAAGGTTCGGATATAAGAACCCAAAATGATGCCTTAGATTATATTTTAAAATATAGTTCTATTTTGGGACAACCAAAAGATATAAAACTTAGTAGAGAACGTAAATTAGTATTATTTAAGGAAATGATGGAACGAGATGTGTTGGCTCATGTTGGTCCAAATTTTAAAAAGAAGGCTTTATTTTTAGGATATATGACAAATAAATTATTAAAATGTTATTTCAATGAAATACCATACGATGATCGAGATAGTTATTGTAATAAACGTGTAGAAACATCTGGATATCTTATGGCATTATTATTTAGGCAATACTTTACAAAAATGACTAAGGATATGAGAAATCAAATCATGAAGGAATTAAATAGTAATCCGTGGAAAAATTCAAATCATATGAACATAGAATCTATTATTAATAATAATAATTTATTTAAAATAATAAAATCAACAACAATTGAATCGGGTATTAAATATGGGTTAGCTACCGGTAATTGGGGTATAAAAAGCACAAACAGTAAGGTTGGTATAGCTCAGGTGTTAAATAGATTAACATATAATGCTACATTATCACATTTAAGACGTATTAATACACCGACAGAAAAGACTGGAAAATTAGTTCCTCCGAGGAAACTTCACAATACTCAGTGGGGTATTGTTTGTCCCTCGGAAACGCCTGAGGGTGGTTCTGTTGGGCTGGTTAAAAATCTGGGGATTATGACATATATAACCAATTATAGCAATGAAGAACCAATTATAAAAATAATAGAAACCGGCAATGTTATTAAAGTTGAAAATATTGATAATATAGAAGATACAATTAATAAAACCAAACTATTTGTTAATGGTGATTGGGCATATATTACAGAATATCCAAAAGAAATATATGATACATTAATTTTATCTAGACGAAAGGGACTAATAAATATTTATGTATCAATTTCATTTAATACCGATATGAATCAAATTAATATTTTTACGGATGCTGGGCGTTGTTGTAGACCCCTATATATTGTAGAGAATAATAAATTATTGATTACAAAAGATGATGTTAATAATATTGTTTCGAAAAAATATAAATTTAGGAATTTGTTAATAAAAGGGTTAAATAATAATATTAATTATGATCCCAAGGATATTCGTAAGGATGAAATTGGCTGTATTGAATATATTGACACCCAAGAATCATATTATAAAATGATTGCCGTTCATAGTAATCTTAAAACTAAAACTAAATATTCACATTGTGAAATTCATCCAAGTTTAATGTTAGGAATATTATCGTCTCTGATTCCATTTTCGAATCATAATCAATCACCAAGAAATACGTATCAATCCGCAATGGGTAAACAAGCAATGGGTGTTTACATGACTAATTTTAGACAAAGAATGGATACGATGGGTCATGTGTTATATTATCCGACTAAACCATTGGTTGATACTAATATAGGAAAATTGGTTCCATCCTCTCAAATTCCGAATGGACTAAATGTTATTGTAGCAATAGCTTCTTATTCGGGATTTAATCAAGAGGATTCGGTAATTATTAATAAAGGGTCTGTTGATCGAGGATTATTTAGGTCAACTTTCTTTAGAACATATAGAGATGATGAAAAGAAAATTCAATCATCGGGACAAGATGAACGCATTATGAAACCTCCGAAAGATATTACAGCGGGTATTAAACCCGGCTGTTATGATAAATTAGAACCAAATGGATTTGTCCCAATTAATACGCATGTCACTTCAAATGATATTATTATTGGTAAAGTATTTCCTATAAAAAGTAAAACAAAAACAAAAAATGTATATAGGG